TTCAATCTGCTCATATCGTGCTTCACTGCAATCGAACACATCATTAACTTCCCGTGGCTGCTTTGTTTCCTTGTCAATAAATGACCTAAGTACTTTTACTTTCATATTCTCCCCCCTATGCTTCTACTTTTGGATAGTAAATCTTCCAAGGCAGCGTATCGAGATCTGTATCATCTTCAATATCTGCGTGACAAGCAAATGTATAAGCTCCAACAGCGCCCTCTTTTGATTTCCCTTCCTGCTCCATTCCGGATGTACACAATGTATTCTCGAAAATCACAATAATGTTTCTGCCATCCAGCATCTGACCAACAAATGCAATATTATCGTAATAATCACCATCTGAAAGCGAACTTTTAGATTCAATGAGTGTATACGAACTGTCTTCTGAACTTCCATTCTTGCCGATAGTGGAGGATTTAATAATTTCCTCTGTCAACTCAACAAAGTTAATTTCCATTTCTGCAGTTTCGCCAATTTTCTGTTTCAATCCTTTCGTTGGCACAAGCACACCATCCACTTCAACATCATAAAACTCCGGCGTAATGGACACTTTAGAGCCACCGCTCGTTGCTCCGATGATTGACTCTTCAAAGTTCCATCCGCTTTCCGCTTTATACTCTAAATTTTTGTGAATCGTACCGGCACCAAAAAGAATGTTTTTCGGGGTTCCGGTTGTCACACCTGTTTTTCCTGCTTTTGACATAATTATTTCACCTTCCATTCTTTGATTGTTAAATTAATTTGTATCTTCTTCAACGCAGCATCACCTGTCGGAACAGCGAAACTGTTTGAATAAAAAATAGCCACACCGGAACCACTCGCCGTAATTTCCGTGTGACCATTGACCGCATCAAAATATGCTTGTATCAATTCTTTTATTTCTTCTAAAGAAAGCCATGTCCCCCTTGTATATCCAGTCAGAATAAAGGATGACTCCTGCAAACCATCTTCCGTAGATTGTTGTGTTTCACCATACTCACCAACAAAATATGGATACTTTATTTCTGATGTCCATTCCATAAACTCATAATTCAAACCAAGGCTTTCCATCGAATCCGATATGATTTTTAGGATTTCTTTTGTCATTTCCCCAGTCCTTTCAATATACTTTCAAGTCTTTTCTGGATGGCATTCTTTTTTGCTAAATATGCGGTGTAAAACGGTCTTTTTGCCCTTTTACCGGAAGTCTCAACATAATCCACACCGCCTTTTCCATGCACAACTTTCATCCCGTAAGCATCAACTACATTTTGGGAAATCTGACCCTCTGCATTACCAATAGGTATGTACCATTTTCCTTTGCGGCCATCGCCATTCAATGCATATTCACCGGTTCCAAACTCTTCCCAAATTGCATTTTCCATTGGATTTCCAATAGCAGCCTCCAGTTTTGATTCATCTACCTGGTAAGTCCATTCACTTTTGGTTTTACCACCGCTAACCTTTCCTACGGCGGTATTCCTTTGCGTCTGCGAAACCAAAGCACCTGCTGCCTCATGAAGAAACGCTACTGCTTCGCTTTTCATATCTGCTTTAATGCGTATATGATTATCTTCAAATTTTACGGACATCCTAATCACCACCTGTATATTTCAAATAGATTTCCATCTGTTTATGCATTTCCATCGGATCATCTATCAGCATCACATCATATGGCTTTGAATTTACCATCATTCTTGTACTTTCAGCCGATACCTTGACAACTTTTCCATCAACTTCAAAAACATCAGGAATCGGCATGTAATCCATCAAGAACACATGCGTAGATTCCTGTATTTTTGCATTGAATGTTGCATACTTGGAATCTCCTGAAGAAAGGTCAAGCCATCCACGCAACGCCATAACATCTTGCCATGATTTCACAGATTCTCCGATTTCATTCTTTGTGGTGGCAGATATTTGAAGGATTGCCGTAATGTTTCCACCAATCATTCAAATCCCTCCTAAAACCTTGCTTTCATGTAAGGCTTCAAAAACCCAATCAACGACTTCGGATAACCCATTGAAGAATTATCACCATCCATATTGAAATACGTTACGGAGTGTCTGCTGAGTGTCTCCGATTGGATTCCCACTTTATCACGGTTCTCCAAATCCCATTTCAGCATGTTAATAACTCCCATCTGAACGTCCAGCGGATATTCAATTTTGGTACAAAGAACACGTCCTTCATCCAATACAGTCTCATTTACGGTAAAGATATCCTTTTCCGCTTCTTTGACCGTATACAGCCCCTCATTTAACTGCGATTCCGTAATTTGCACCGTATCACCAATCTTGAAGGGTGTTATGTCATCGGCGAAGAAAAGACCGCCAACAATATCAGCGGTTCTTCTATATGCTCTTTTCTGAAAATTGTTATTCGTGTATCTCCTGATAAGCAGTTCAAGTGCCTGAAGTTTTGCTTCAAGCACATTGTCTGTCAAGTCAGATTGCACAAATGTTTTAAACTCTTCAACTGACATTATCATAAGGGAGCCTCCTTATTTACCAAACTTACCAAGAACAACCTTTGCCGAGTTTGTAAGTGCAACACCGTAATACTTAGCCGCCGTAATATCATGGCGCTGTTTCTTCGGCAGCCACTCGTGGTCAACCTGCGTATCTTTCTTCAAAAAGATTGTAAGAGCCGGAAGTTCATCTTCCGTATACTCAGTCTCAGGAGAATCCGGCTCCATCTTAATAACAGGGCAAAGATAAGCAGCAGATGCAGCGGCTACCCCTTTTGTAGTAGTTGCTGTTACTACTTTCATAGAGCCTTCTGTCACAACTGCCGGCAGTCCGGAGCCTTCTTTTCCAGAGTCTTCCGTTGCTGTAATCGTAGTTCCTGAGGATGTCCACGTATAGCAGGAAAGCACCTCATTTTCTGAATCATTCAGTTTAGCAGCCAAATCAGTTGCATTACCGGTCGCAGTATCCGTTGATAACAAGAAATCCGTTCCGGCCACAAATGGTACTCCATTAATAATAATTTTGTCGCCATTCGATGCCTTTGTATCGATTTTGATTGTGTAAACACCGGCAACGGCATTTACTGCATCAACTACTTTTACCTTTTTAGATTTCTTAATCCAGCATCCTGCAATTTTACCGATTGCACCATTTACCGCAACACCTGCCTGGAATTTATCAGCAGATAAGAAATCCGGGTCTTTCAAAAGTGTTGTTTCCTGTCGTGGATGAATGAACATAACTTTATCAATACCATCCTCTTCATCCTCGAACTTCGTCACACAGTCAACCACAGCATCATATCCAATCGGATTATCTGATTTATTTACTGTAATCGGCGCCGTATACGCTGCGTCAAGCAAATCATTGTCAACTTTTCCGATGATGGAGTCTGCAAGCTGTTTTTCCGACTGTCCAACTGGATTTCCAAGACCTGAATTAATTGCCGTCTGCAAAATGCCAATGGATTTAGCGGCACATTTAATTGTGAAGGTTGTGCTGCCTGCTGTCAGATTGGTCAATTCAATCTCATCACCATCTTCATTTTCAGGATCGAAATCCTGCGCATCTCCAATGTAATTCCACGAAGGAACCGTTTTGGTATCTCCCGGTACTCCCTGAAGCGTAGTATCCACTTTGGCATAAGGAATAAGTTTTGCCTGTGCATTGATTTTCGCTTCAATCATATCACCCATAACCTGTGGGTTAATAACGTCATTTAATTTTGTTGCTGGCATAGTTTTTACCTCTTTTCTTTCTTATTTACGAATTCATTGCAGCCGCATACGCCTCCGGATTTTCTTGTGCAATCCTTGCACGTTCCGCATACGGTTTTTTCAGCAATTCACTCTTTGTTAATGTGTCCTCGTTGTTATTGTTAGGAAGCGTATTTGGTGTGATGATTCTTTCACCACCTGAAGCACTTTCAAACATTGCCGGGAACTGCGTCTTGAGACCTGCAAGCATATCATCCCAGCCTTTGATGTTATCATTTTCATCCAGTTCCAGAGACGAATTCTTTTCCTTCATCTTCTCCTTTAATTTGAATGACAAATAGTCAACATCAACGGCATTCTCAGAAAGCAGGGCAACCTTAACTGCGGATTGCAATTTGGTTTCCGCAAGCTGATTCTGCAGGTTTGCAACTTCTGTTTCATAACTGCTAATCTTCTGCTGCAATCCTTCTTCCCCTTTGGTTGCTTTTTTCAAATCAGCAATCAATTCATTTGCAGTTGTAAGTTCTGCATCTTTTCCGACAATCAGATTGTTCAGTTTTTCAACCTCGGATTCATACTTGCCCTTTCCAACATACTCGCCTTCTGACAAGTCAGCATATCGAACATGCTTTAACTTGTCAGGTTCCTTTGCATTGACCTCGTCAAGTTTAGCCTGTACTTGTGCATACAACTCTTTACCTAACAAATCTTCTAACTTCATATCATTTCCTTTCCCATGCCGACAAACTTGCAGCATGCGTGACAGTTTTATATCCTTATCACAGGGATAGATTCAGCATAGTTTTCATGTCATAAGCCTATTTTGGACATATAAAAAGGACACCATTTCTGATGTCCTTATTTGTTAAACCAGTGCTTTCGCAATTGCTTCTGCACATTTTGCCGCATCCCATTTCTTTGCATCATCTTTGTCATCAACAAAGCAGCATTCAATCAACATTGCAGGGGATTTTGTTTTTCTAAGCACATACAATGATGTGTTTACCTTTACGCCTCTGTTTGTAATGCCTAATGCTTTAGAAATGTTTTTGCAGACCTGTTCGGCATCTTTCTTTGCTTTGGAAGTATTTGAATAGATATATACTTCAACGCCGCCCGTTTTTCCGTCGCCTTTTAAATCATCTCTTCCTGAGTTCAGATGGATGGACACATCACGCTTCACTGTATGTGCATTGCATTTTTTCACAATCTTTGTCAGGCACCCTGACTGTGTTGTTTTCTCATCGCATGTACAGTCATAAGCTGTATGACCTTCCTTTTTCAGTAATACAATTACTTTGTTTTTCACTTTACGTGCTTCTGTAGATTCTTTCAGGATGCCAACAGCACCTGATGCACCTTTTCCGTCAGGACAATGTCCTGCATGAATATTAAATTTTGCCATTTCTTATTCTCCTTCCTTTGTTTCAACTTCTGGAATACCTGCAACCGATGTCAACATTGACAAAACACCTGCCAGTGCCGATGCAGATACTACCATCAACCAATTAACCTGATTAATCACTGCTGCTGTTCCAATTGTCGCCACAGCAGTTTGTGCGACAGTCTTGATTGCTCGAATTCCTGCCGCTTTCAACCATGCTTTGTTCACCATTTTCACCTTCTTTCTTTATACATATAAAAAAGACAGCCTTTTTGACTGTCTTTGATATCAATTTTATTATTTATCTCGCCTATAGTCTGATAGTGGTTATCACATTGCCGATAACCTTTGCTGTCTTTTTCATAATGGAATTTTCTTGTAAATATTCTATTCCATTTGGTGTTATCCTTGTATTACTCTGTAACCTGACAAGCGGTTCTGCTCCATCAACCGGCACAATAGATACATTCTCAACCAACCCATCTTTGACCATATTCTCCCATATGTATGACCAATAACCATATTCTATTGGAAAATCTTTCGCTTGTGGCCGCAGATATTCTTCATCCGGTTGTTTTCCATCCCTTATACATCGATACAAATACGATAATATTCTATATACCATCAAAAAATAATCATCTCGTGCCATATAATCTCCTTTCAAAAAAAGCACCCTTTTCAGGATGCTTTAAATGTTACTGTTATTCTTCCATCTTTCTTTTGCCATGAAACAAAGGTAAAGAAATCAATCCAATCGTCGTCGGCTTCATCTTTCTCCCACACAATTTTAAACTCATCAACTTTTGATGATGGAATAAGCCAACCTGTTAAATCTTCACCTTCCATATCATTAGTTTCAAAATCTCTTCCATCACCCGCATCCAAGAAAAATACTTTTTCTTTTTTTGCAGCTTCATTTTGAATCAACTCTATAAATTTTTCAAATTTTTTTGTTTCTTGCGTTTTTAACCCTAGCATTATTCACACCATTATATCCTATCAAGAATTGATTCACACATTTTACCATGTTCGGTTAGGGAGTAATCAGTATTAAAACCTTGTTTTTGCAAGTATTCCGTCACTTTGTCTTCTATAACTTCATACTCTTCATCAGAAATATCTGTGTCAAAATTGACTGATACTCCAATGTTTTTCATAAATTCGATTTGCTTTTCTGAGAATTTCATATCAATCATCCCATTCTAAATCCTTTAATACCACATATACACGTATTCAGTCGGATATTTGCCATCAGCAATAACTTTCTTAATTGCATCAATTGCTTTGTTAGCATATGAATGTAAATATGAGTTTTCATCTGTTTTACAGTACTCTATATTTTTCTCTTTATTTTTATCAATATCAAACAAAATCCTTCCACAATCCAAATCATCACCTTCAGCATGGTAGTTGAACGACACTATATTATTTTCTTTTTTTATTTCCTTTAAGATTACCATAGTATTCATCAACTCCTTTCTGATAATTATACTTTTTCGTTGCCATTTCATGAGCTTTAACATGGTCAATTAAAGGGTTTTCTTTCTTTATCCGCATCTCATATAGTTCATGTTGTATCAGAACTATATCATGCTCTTTTATGTCTTTCCCTAGCATTAATCTCTGCCATGATTGAGCAATTGCACAATCAGGTTCAAAAAAATCATTGGAAAACAAATATTTTTTTACCTCATCAACTTCTCGCTGTGATGTTCCAATATTGGCAGCAATTCTCGCTGTGTCAGTGCTAAATTTCCTTATTTCTGAATAGTACATTTTCGCAAATGCTTTCCCCTTTTCAGAATCTGGATTTAAAATCCTTGCACCTGTCATTATAACATTTTTACCAATTTTTTCAACCGAATTTAGGTATTTAACCTTGAAATCATCAAAATCCTTCTCCTTGTCCAATCCAAAATAGTCCGCACGCTCTCTCAACGTATCAAGTTCGGATTCATCGAGTTCCCATCTTGCCCTCTGCAATAGGCAGCAGCGGCAATTACAATCCTCTGCTGGGTCCCCAAACATCCCCGGTGCTTCAACTGTCATTCCACCGACTTCAAAATCATCATCGACGTCTCTGATTTGTCCATCCAGTTCCCGGTGATGATCTCTTGTGTGTCCATCCAGTGTAGCATCCCACTGTTTCAGCACGTCAGCACCAGCAGACTTCGCCGACCTCATTCCATCCAGTGCAGAAGCCTGTGTGATTCTGTGTCCTTCCGTTCTTGCAATACGCATGGAACGATTCAAACCAATCCTTGCAACATTGTTTAGGTTTCTTGTTACATCCTTATAGGGAAGTGCCTGTGCAACTCCTCTTGACACTTCACTAGTGATTCTTTTCTTCAGGTCTCCAACATCTTTGCCTAACTTTGTGTATAGACCTTTAGAAATCTTTGAATCCGTTTGAACAGCCTTCACCATTGCCTTTTGGTCAATTGGCATTATCAACGGAATCCCCTGACCGTGTAAATCATACATTGCACCAATAAAGCCGGATGAATAGCAGTCCTGCAAATAGTTATGTATCTTTTCATACTGCCCTGAATTTAACAACTCAAGCGATGCTTCAATTTGCTTCTTCAGTCTATTCTGGTACCCTACTTGGTATATCTTTGACTGCATTGATTCATCAACCATCAAAACGGCAACCTTTTGATTGATATCAGTAAGCGCTTCTTTATATATCTTTTTCAAGTCATTGATGATTTTCTTTTCATCCCTCAGTTGTGACTTCAGGACTTCCTTCTGTCTTTGATTCATCGGCACCACCTTCTTCCGGTATTACACTGTTTAATGTCTGTTCTGCACCCATCAAATCATCTTCCTCTGTTGGCAACTTATCCTTGATGGATTCATAATCAATATCAAGCACATCACAGATATTCTGCACTAGTGTTTCATTGTCAAGCTGTGCAGCAATAGACAGAAGTGTATTAATTCTTGTCTGCTGTTCCTGCGCCTTTACAAGGTCAATCTGAGCATTCTCCTGTGCATTGCTCATAATCTCATGGTCAAATTCAAAGTATACGTCACTCAATTTATAACCCGTTCCGTTATTGTCATTGATTTCCTGAATAACAACTTTCAAAATCTTTTTCAAAAACTGTTTTAACCTGATTTCTAACTTGCTGCACTTCAAATCAAGAAGAGAGTACGCCGCTTTGATTGCTATGTTGGTTGTCGCATTTGTATCCTTCAACCCAGCTGTATTCAATCCCATACCAAACCGGTATATATTCTTTTCATCCAATTCAAGTTTTACTTGTCTTGCCTGAAACGGTACATCCACGGTTTTAATGTCAACACCGGCACCGGTATCTGTCGATTCCATGCCGATAATTTTCTTAGTTTTCAAATTCTGCTGCAATTCATCCAATGAATCCCCTTCAAACCCTTTTACTACATGGATTGGAGTGTCAAAATCAATTAAATTGTTTGACAGCGAGGATGCCATCAAATCATAATCGTCTATCAACTCTTTAACGGTTTTCAAACAACTAAACTGTTTCTTGTTGTTATCCAGTCGAAAGAATGGAATGAAACCAAAGTTCTCATAATAGGTATTGTTATCATTCATCTTTTTGTACAGCGTATGAGGCTTTGGATTAAGTTTTTCGGAATCATCCTCTACAATCTTCCCCTCATCTGTCTGCACAAAATAATAGGTTTGGTCCTTATCCCAAACCTGAATCCTTTTGATTTTCTTATGTCCCTTTTCTATCCTGTCAACATACCAGTAAATCACATATTCTGTATTATCGTCTGTATCCTTTGCCCTTACCTCAATAACGCCAATTGAATCCGCACACATAAAGGAAATTCTATTCTCTGCGTTTTTGTACGCATACATATATTCAAATCCTTTCGACATACAGCCGGTCAAAACCTCGGACAACTCCGCAACAAAATCCTCATTCTGGTTAAAATAAGAATCTAATTCAGCTTGTAATTCGGCATTATTGGATTTAACAAATCCATCCTTTCCGGACAACACATACTGTACTGCCTGGTCAACTAACTCTGTAAAGAATGGATGTGGAATCTTCACATTACTTCTTGTTTTATCCTCAACCAACTCGCCATCTGCATTGTAATAAAACAGCCGGTACAGCTTTATATCATGGTCTCCGTCATAGTACGCCTGCCCTTTCCTTGCAAACATCTTTTTTTCAGACGTTCTATCTTCGTCAATAAATCTTTGTATTTCTTCGATAGTCAACATATCCTTTTCACCTCCTGCTTTAATACAATGTTCTTTTCTTCTTGCGCCATCTTTCCACGCCGTATCTCAATGCAGCCATCGCATCGTCCTGGTATGGAACCGGCTCATCCAGATATTCTCCTGTGCGCTCATCTCGTTTCCATTTCCACTGTTGAAGTTCTTTTATGGTATTCACACACGAAGGATCCACGTGAATCATTCTCTTTATCACCTTATCCTTACGAACAATACCCTTCAGCCAGTCTATCTGTGCCGCTTGATACTTCTTCTCATTTGTTTTTTCTTTTTCTACTGCCTTTGCCCGGTATCCTGCATTCTTCCATGTTTTGATTCTGTCCGGCTCTGCCGAATCACACCACATCTCCCTATCTTCCGGAATATGCGCCTCTTTCGCAAGCGGTATAATCTCCGCTGTTTCCTTTTCAAATACATAAACCTCTTTCAGGATATAAATATCATCATCCTTTATCCCAAGAAGAAGAATTGCATTTGCATGGTTAAATCCAAAGTCCTGTCCAATTGCTATATCATCATAATCCTCCAGTGTTTGCGATAGTTCTTCTACTACCCAGTTATGAAGAATAAGACCGCCAATCTCGCCCCACTCTCCTAATCCGTAAATCTGATAACCATCCGGGTCAACTTCTTTTCGTCTTTTCATTCGTGCCCTATACGCTTCATCAATAAAGCGATTCATAAGATACGTTGAATGATGCGTCATCACATTTTCATCCGAAATATCAAAAAAGACTTTCTTTATCCAATGGTTTTTATTCACTGGATTGAAAGTCAATCTAATCTGGTAAAACTGCCCTTCGGGAAGTTCTCCACGTAATCGGTCATCTATAATTTCAAAGTCGGCTTGCGTCAATTCCGTCGCCTCTTCACACCAAACATCTGTCAGTTTTCCCTTTTGGAATGTGATGGATTTCAGTTTTTCACGCTGCTTATCATCATTCATTCCCCGGAATATAATCTCATTTCCATTTGCCCTGCATGTCAATTTCAACGGTGATTTAGTTATCTGCCAGTACTGCTCAGCTTTATCACTAAACATTTTATATATAGCACCCGTCAATTCAGCAAATGTGGAATCTCGGTTTGTTATATCCGATTTACGGATACACACAAGATTTCTCCCCTTATCCCTCATCAAACGAATAATATAATTCTGCGCAGTGTCAACGGATTTCCCCGAACCGGCAGAACCTTTCATGACTATGTAGCGTTTCGTGCTTCTGTCAACTTCCTTGAAGCAGGGATTCATCTTAACATTTATGTTCAAATTAAATCACCGCCATTAACAAAGCATGCATTTGCTTTTAAGCAGATATCCCCATCTGTATCCTCGAACAAAACAGGCTCACGATTAGCAAAAACCTGATATTCGTAATTGTTATGAAGGATTGCTGATTGTTGCTCCACAAACGTATCATTTTGAAATTTTAACGGAAGACAAAGGATAACTTTCCGTGTCTTTTTCTCGTACACAACCACTGTAAACATTATTCATCTCCATAATCAATACTGATGTTCAGTTCCGTATCAACATCTGCTTCAATCTTATCTGTGTATATTCCATATGCCTTTCCAAGAAGTTCAGCAGCCTTGTTTGAATCCTTTATCATTGCGGGGATTTCAACAACCTTCGGAACTGTCTGCTTCACCGTCTGCTTTCTCATTGTTCCGTTTGCATCGGGAGCAAATAACGACTTTTCTTCCTGCAACGTAACAACAATGGATTCCGTCTTTTCTCTTCGCATCACCGATGTAAGATACTTCATAACTTCATCTTGTTTGGCAATCAGTTCAGCTTCTTTCTCCGCCATCCGTTCTTCTATGTATTTCTTCAGTTCAGGTTTCTTCAAGTTTTCATTTCCAATTGAATACGCCGTCTTTTCCGAATAGCCACTTCTGATAGCTGCTTGCGTGGCATTTAAGTCAGTCAGGTATTCATCACAGAATCGCTTCTGTTTGGCTGTCATCTTAGCCATCACAATCACCACCTTCCAACAAAATAGCCATGCAGGTAGGAGAAAGTGGACCCTGCATGGCATGAGAAAAGGGCACTGACGTATAATCAATGCCCTTGTTTGTAATCCTTGCATGATAATAATAACATAAGTCGAGTATGTACTTCTATGTACTCTTTAATTTTCTTGCAACTATTTTGCCTTTCATAGGCACACTTACATATAATTTTTCATGTTAGCCATACTTTCTTTTTATTAATATATTTGTCCAGATATGAGTGTTTACATTGGTTGCAAGGATAACAAAAAGAGGTATTGTTTTCATAACGACACCCAACGCATCCATCATGTTCAGGCACTTTATTTTTGCTGTGTTTCTTATCCTTATTTTCACATATTTTATCAAATTTGCGGCAAAATCCGCATGGTGTAACATAAGGACATCCTTCTGTTAGTATGCTCACTTCTAATTCTAAATTGTTATTCATAATCATTCCTCGCTTTCATAACTTGCCTGGCACGAACATTTTTCACACATAGGAAGCAATGTATCTCTATTATCATACATATAACCTAAACACTTCTCTGAACCATCATCCGGTGCTTTATCATAACCTTTTAAAATACATTCAGGTGGCTTCTCGCACCGTTCAAATTCAATTACCCATACCCACGGGTTCGCATCCCATCCGTATGTGTCAAGGTCGGATTTCTTGATGGTACTGTTCCAAAGAGCTGAAAAAGCATATCTTTTTTCTTCTCCGTTTAACACATGAGGATATTCTACCTCTACACCTTCGCTGCAAATCTCCTTTGACGTAATATTTTGTAATTTCTCCACTCTTACATTCGTAACCTTTAAAAAAATTCGTGCAGCTTCTTTTGGCATATGGATAGATGGACGCCATTTCATTTTTATTTCTTTATCGTCGCAATACCATTTTCCATCAGGCCAAGGATAGTCCGCACGATATATATATTTTTGCCCATCATTATATTTCTGTCCGTCATAAAAACATGTTTCACGAACATACAGGATATCTCCCGGTTGATATGGTGGAATATATGGACAGAGTCTTTCAGTCCCCCGAGGTTTTGTGATATAACCATTTGGGTGTACCTCAAATGGCTGTTTTAACACTCGCCTTGTACAAGTCTTTATGCCATCCAAAATAGCTCTTACCATTTCAGTGTTAAACAGTATAGGTTTTATGCTCATTTTGTCACCTCCAATCTATGATTTATAATATACAAATCAATCTTTTCGGCACATTTGTTACACACTTGATACTCTTTCTGCTTACCATTCATTTTTACGCTACCATACTGGTTAAAATCTACATTTACGCCATCTGAATTGTAATCAATTTCTTTTCCACACATATCGCAATTTACTTTTATCATGATATTCTCTCCTATTCTGCTTCTGATTGAAGCCATTTTAATGTGCATTTACGGCAATTTCTGTTCATCTCGCCAGTGCATTTGCACTCTTTACTAAAACCTAAATCATACTCTGCCGGACACATAATAGACACTGCCAACTCTTCGTCCGTCATTGCCCTAATTCTGTCTGCGTTAGTTATTGCACTGTGTTCATTGTTATTCTTTGACTTCACTATATCAAATAAATCTTCAATTAGTTCTAAGCTATCTTCAGCAACACTATCATTTTGGTAAATATCCTCTTCACATTCAATGTTGTGTTCAAGAATGAATGTTGTAAGCCTTGTAAATAATTCATATTCTTTATTCATTTTCTCTACCTTACCTTTCTTTATTTAAAATTCAAATTTCTACTTTTACCTCTTTTTTCACATCACATCTTATCTCCATTTCGCATTCCAAAATTTTGCTTATATAGAGAATTTTTTTTGTACACCAAACAGACATATTAAATCTGAAGGAATTTTTTCCATCAATAAATCAGAAGGGAGGTTCACATATGTTAAAAAGAATATTAAGTCTTTATTGCAAAATAAAATATTTTGCATATAAAGCAATCTTAAAACTTTGCATTAGCAGTGTTTTCAAATGCGTTGTTAAATTTATTTTATTACTATTTAAAGTACTAAATTATTTAGTTCCAAACGCATATCATGATACATTGGAAAAATGTTTCATGATTCTTGATGCATGGCTCTAATGCATACATAATATTTCCCTCCTGTTCATGTTGGCAGGAGGGATTCTTTATCCCTCCTCATAAAACTCGTGACTTCCGTCAACCACCTTTTCTTCCTCCTCGTCCTCAAACGACCAGCCATACAGCCAAAGTACCTTATAGCCATCCATAAGTCCCTGACCGTTCTCTTTATTATAGGTTCCGTCATATTTAACCAATTCAGTTCCATCCATCGCTGCATTAAGCAGCACTAACATCTGATGGAGTATGCTCAATTTAGCCGCTTTTTCGGATACTTCCTTTCTTTTCTCCTCTGTACATTCATAAAGCGGTTTCCCAGCAAAGAAGTTGCTAAGCCGTGACGGATAAAGAAACGACTGATTCAACACAAGTGCACTCCACAATGCATCCTTGACCTTTTCCTCATCCTTTACCGGGGCAATTCTCCCCTCAACAATATCCATTACAAAAAGCCTGCGGCGTTCATCTAACTTTTTCAGAACGTCTTTGATATATTTCTTATTTGCTTTTTGTTCCTTTTCCTTCTGTTCTGCTGGTGTCAGTTTTTTCTTGACTGCCTTTTTCTTCCTAACGACCTCAATTTCAATCCAATTAATGTAATAATAAAGTTTTTCATTCTGCTTATTTTTTAACTGGATACTCTCCGGCACCTCGTCATTTATTTGGAAACTCTTTACTTTCTCCCATTTGTTTCCGTATTGTTCCCTTGCATACTGTTTAGGAGCCTCAACCACGCCCAGTTCTTTCAGCATTTTAACTATGGCATCCGTTTTCTTCTGTCTCTCTTTTTCTCGTATGTACGACTGAACTTTGGCAACTAAATTGCGATTGTCCGTGGCTTCACGGAGAATCTTATTCCGTTCTTCCACATCCTTAATACGTTCCAGTTCATAGAGGTCTTTCAGGGACAGTTGAAAATCCTTATCCTGCTCTTTATTTTTCAGCTCGTCCTGATCCAGTTTGGCAATGTTCAGCCGATGTTTAATTGTCGTTTTGCTAAAGCCAGTTTTATCTGCAATCGTATCCTCCGTCTCGCCCAAATCAAGCATCATCTGGAATCCCTGCGCCTGCTCCCAGACCGTCAGGTCTTCACGCTGCATATTTTCTTCCAGCATGATAGAAACCTGCTCTTTTTTGGATATCTTGCTAACAATCTTACAAGGAACCTTCTCAATACCTGCCAGTTTGGCTGCTGCCAATCGTCTATGTCCGATTATTACATGAAAATCACTGGACAAAGATTCTGTATCCGCATCCGGCTGTTCCTCCGGTTCTTCTGTCAAGGCTGACAGAGGAATTACGGTCAAATTCTGCATAACGCCCTGCTTCTTGATTGATTCTGCAAGTTCCGTTACATCCCCGACATCTTTTCTCGGATTATCTGGATGCGGGTAAATGTTAGCTACGTTTATCATTACAATTTCTTTTCTGTTCTGCATTGTCTCATCCTCCTATTTCTCAAGCACTTCCGGAAAGAAATCAAATAACGTTGGTGCCGTTCGTTTCGATTCTTCCTCCTCTAAATAACCAACTCCATCCCGGAAATAATCCGGATTTAATTCGCACCCCATTCCGGTTCGTTCCATCTTCACTGCCATCATTGGTACTGTCATGAGTCCACCAAATGGGTCATACACTAAATCTCCCTTGTTGGAATAACGGTTAATAATTCGCTCCACAATATCTAACTGTAATGGACACACGTGCATCTGCTGGCGTCTGCGGGACTGCGTTGTATTTAATGTTCTCATTCGGTTAATATCATCCCATACCTCTAAATCGTTCCATGAACCGGGAGCAACAACCATGAATACGGCAGGCAGTTTACCATCCGCATCTAACTCCTTTGCCAACTTTACATGTTCCGTATAATCGTATACGTTTTCTCTGCTGTACTTACGATATACTGCCTGCAAATTGTCTACAGAAACATTCTTTAATTCCTCTTTGCTCACAAGCCTGTCACCGGAACTTCTCCAGTACCCATGCGCATCAATCTGCCACTGCGCCCTGGTATAATCCTCTTTACTTTTGGATACCGGCACATCGGCGTACGCATTCGACCGATCCGATGGCAATTTGCGGAAAAGCAGAATATATTCCGGGCATCCAACGCCCATTTTAGAACCATCCTTGCACTGCTCTGTCCAGCCAAGACGATACGTCTGATTATTTTCACGTACCACGTCAGTAACAACCGTAATCATGCCAAAATACTGAAAACCATGTTTCATAT